CGCGCCCGTCAGCGGCCCCGCGCAGATTCAAGCTCTCAACAACTCCGACCTTCGCCAGTTAGACGGCCTCAACATTCAGGGCGTCGTGCAGTGCATTTACCTTCGCGGTGCGCTCGCCGGGGTTGTGCGTGCGAACAGTCAGGGTGGCGACCTCGTGACGATCGCAGCCCCGGCCCCGCCTCAGTTCGTCGGTACATGGTTGATCGTGAAAGTAATTGAGGCTTGGCCTTATTGGACAAAAGCCGCGATTGTGTTGCAGGCATAGCGAGCGGCCCGGTACAACCGTAGTTGATGGGTTCCCCCGCTACTCCGTACATTCCGACTCTTGAAGTTGATGCAGTGTGCGTCGCACTCGCGGCTTTCCTTCAGCCGTTCGTCGGAGAGGGGACGCCGATTATTCGCGGGTATGACAACCGCACCGCGCCGCCGACGGACCCCTACGTTGAACTCACTGAAATCCTTCAGGTCGATATTGAGACGCCGAGCGATTCTTACGACAGCGTGAACCAACTGCTAGACATCGCAGCCCCCAAGCGTATCGACGTGCAGGTAGACATAGTGGGAACCGCCGCAGGCTCGCAGGCGACGGGAGTACAGGCCGTCATGCGTACCGCTTACGCCGCGTCACAGTTTCCGCCGGGGATTGCTCCCCTATATTGCAGCGACGCGAGATGCAACCCGATTATTACGGGCGAGCAGCAATATGATTATCGTTGGACGCTGACAATTTCTTGCCAATATAATCCAGTCGTGTCGTTACCGCAGCAAAGCGCAACTTCTCTTAGCATCGATGTTTTGGAGGCAATAGCATAATGTCAATTCCCGCGTCACGTCTCGCGAAGGTAAACCCCGGAGTTTTGAGCGGAGGCGGTAACTCCCTCGTGATGAACGGCCTCTTTCTGACTCAGAACGTAGCGATGCCTACGGGTCAGACCTTGAGCTTTGCGAGCGCGCTCGCCGTCTCCAATTTCTTCGGGCCTGCGTCCGCTGAAGCTGCAGCCGCCGTCATCTACTTCAACGCTTACGTGAATGCGACGCTCCGCCCCGGCGCGATGCTGTTCGCTCCGTACAACCTTGCGGCGCGCCCTGCGTTCATGCAGGGAAGCTCGCTCGCGGCGATGTCGTTGACTCAGCTTCAGGCGCTTTCGGGGACGATCATCCTGACCGTCAACGGTACGTTGCAGACATCCACCACGATCAACCTTGCCGCAGCTACCAGCTTCAGTCAGGCTGCAACGCTGATGATTGCAGCCTTCACAACGCCGCTGTTCGCGATCACTTGGAACTCGGTTACAAGCTCCTACGTGTTCACCTCCACGCTTGCAGGCGCGACCGCAACGATTACCTTTGCGACGGGGACGCTCGCGGGCGGGCTTGGCCTCGTGAGCGGCGGCATTCTCTCGCAGGGCGCGGCTCTCGATACGCCCTCAAGTGCAATGCAGAATGCCGTCGCATTCTCACAGAACTTTGCGACGGTCGTCACGCTCTTTGAGCCCGCGCTCGCCAATAAGCTGCTGTTCGCCGCATGGTTCAACGCTCAGCCGTTCACATGGGGTTGGATCGCGTGGGATTCGGACCCCAACGCTTCAGTGCAGGGGAATCAAACATGCTTCGGTTATCTGGCGAAGCAGGCAGCCTACAACGGAGTGCTCTGCATCTCTGGCGACCCCGTGCAGGCCGCCGCGCAGAGCACGACCCTTGCTGCGCTCGCGATGAACGTTGCGATCGCGCTCTCCGGCTCCGTCGCATCAATCAACTTCAACGCAAAAAGTGGACGCCAGAACGCAGCATTCCTCTCGTTCTCCGGCCTGACATCCACTGTCACGAACGATCAAACTTCGCAGAATCTCATCGCGAACGGTTACAACTTCTACGGCTCATACGCGACGGCAAATCAGCAGTGGACGCTCTTTCAGAACGGTCAGATGCCCGGAGTATGGCCGTGGTTCGATTCCTTCGTCAATCAGATTTGGCTCAACTCGCAGATGCAGCTTGCGATGATGAACCTGCTCACGTCGGCTCCGAACATCCCTTACAACCCCGGCGGATACGGCCTCATTCGCAACTCGCTTATTGGACCTATCGCGGCGGCCCTTTACTTCGGCGCAATTCAGACCGGCGTTACGCTCTCGTCTGCGGAGGCGTCGGCGGTCAATCAGGCCGCAGGCTTGACGGTCGCCCCCATCATTCAGACGCAGGGTTACTACCTGCAGATTCTCGACCCCGGCGCTGCGATCCGTACGGCTCGCGGTACTCCAAACATGAACTTCTGGTATGCGGACGGTCAGAGCGTTCAGCTACTCGTCCTCGCTTCGATTGATATCCAGTAAAGGGGAACTACAGTGAACAACGGGCAAAGCAGCATCACGAGCGCGAACAGCGTTTTCACAATCTCGGTCGCGGGATTGTTCCCTGTACCTCAGCAGTTGCGAGGGTACTCAGCAGAGCGCGCTTGGGAGTCCAACGCGATCGAGTTCACAGAGAGTCAGATAGGCGTTGACGGTCGCAAGACGAGCGGCTTCGTCTACAACATGCAACCTCAGAAGATCACTCTGCAGGGCGATTCTCCGAGCAAGCAAATCTTTACATCCATCATCAACGCAATGCGGGCCGCTCGCGACGTGTATTACATCACCGGCACCATTGACCTCCCCTCGACCGGCGAGAGCTTCATCTGCACTCGCGGAACGCTGAAGAGCGGTAAGGTAATGCCGGACGCCGGAAAGGTCTTGCAGGCGATGGATTTCGAGATTGAGTGGGAGAGCATTCAGCCCACTCTCAGCTAATACGATCGGGTGAGCGTGGCCGCAACGATCGGGACGGTAGGGGAACTAAATGCCGCGTGGGAACCGCCTGATGACCCGGAAGGATTGAGTAATGACAGCTACACCGACGGACTACTCCGATACCGCGCTCTGCATCTGGAAAGAGGCACGCGGCGAAGGCGTACAGGGCATGACTGCAGTTGCGTGTGTCATCCGCAACCGGGTTGAGAAGCGTGGCACGAGCTACAGCGTTGAGGTCTATCGTGCTTGGCAGTTCACATCGATGAGCGTACCAACAGACCCCGAGTTTCATCTCGTCCCCTCCGGCTTTGATCCGACTTGGGATGCAGCGCAGCAAATTGCCGACGACGTTATCAACGGAAAGACTGCAGATGTGACCGGCGGCGCGGTGCTGTATTGGAACCCCGCTGGTATCGCAAGCGACAAAACATTCACGACGCTGAGCGGTCAGGTTGTGAAGTTCCCCCATACATGGAACGCTTCAGTAGTGCGCGAGAGCGTGCAGATTGGGCATCACATCTTTTTGGTAGAGGTTTAGAAATGGCTCGCAAGACTGACATTTATCGCGTCGAGGATAAAGGCCGCGATTTGGGCAAGGCGTTTCTGCTTACGGAGATGAGCGCCGCTGACGCTGAAGATTGGGCGATGCGCGCACTGTTCGCGCTGATGAAGGGTGATGTTGAGATTCCCGAAGACTTCGCGCTGCTTGGAATGGCAGGCTTAGCTGAGATGGGGCTCAAGGCTATCAGCGCCCTTGATTGGACCGTAGCGAAGCCGCTCTTTGAAGAGATGTTTCAATGCGTGCAGATTATCCCCGAACCGAACCCGACGAAGATGCACGTAGTCCGGCCTCTCGTTCCTGACGACATTGAAGAGATTGCAACGCGCCTGAAGCTGCGCTTGGAGGTCTTCAAGCTGCACACGGATTTTTTGCAAGCCGTCGTCCCCTCAATCTTCCCCGGAGTCAAGGGAGCGGCGGCCAAGCCTCAGCGAACTGTCAGAACGTCTCGCGGCTAATTGCTCTTGTAGTTTCAAAGCGGCTCGCTACGCTTCATGAGTTGCAGACAATCTATGGCCTAGAAGACGCCTATGCTCTTCTCGAAATCGTGTTAGTGGACGCCGCCAATGAGCACCGTAATTGATGAGCTAATCGTTGTTCTCGGCCTAGACGCGAAGGGTCTTGAGGCGAAGGCTCCGGCGTCCACAAAGAAACTCAAAGACCTTCAGGACCAAAGCAAAAAGACTGAGGGGGAAGTAAAGAATCTCGGCAAGACCGCCGACGAATCCGGCGGCAAGTTTGAGTCAGTTACGAAGGCCGTCGCGGGCTTCCTCGCGCTAGTCGGCGGAACGATGGCGATACGCTCATTCATCAACGATCAAATCGAGATGAACGCAGAGCTTGAGCGGATGGCGAAGAATCTCGGTATCGACGTTACCGCGCTCTCGGCATGGGGGAATGCTGTTGAGGAAGTGGGAGGCACCGCGCAGGGGCTACAGGGAACTGTATCGATGCTCTCTAAAGCTCAGACCGAACTCCGCCTTACGGGTCAGTCTTCGCTCATCCCCTACTTCTCAATGATGGGCGTCTCTATGGCGACCGTCGGCGGGAAGGCTCGCGATGTGACTGACATTCTCGCGGATATGGCGAGCTTCGCTGAGGGCAAAGACCGCGCCACAATGCACAATATGTTTTCGAGCATGGGCATTGATGAGGGGACGATCAATCTGCTCCTGCAGGGCCGCAAGGAACTTGAGCTAACCCTCATTCGCCAGAAAGAGCACAACGCCGTCACGAAGGCTCAGGCAGAGCAGGCGGTCAAGCTGCAAAAGGCCATCGTTGACACTAAGCAAACCTTCGCCGCGTTGGGCCGCACATTGCTTCAGCAGGCGACGCCTGCCCTTGAGTGGTTGGTTGGCATCATGCAACGGGTAGGGGAGTGGTCGCAAAAGAATAGCCAATTTCTAGGCGACTTCGCGAAGGTACTTGGAACCGTCGCAGTCGCGGTCGGCATCGTGAGCCTTGCTGCGTCCCCCCTCGCGATCGTTACGTTGGGAGTGCTCGCGCTCGCCGCCGGTATCGCCCTTCTATGGCAGGATTATCAGACGTGGAAACGCGGCGGGGATTCGCTCATAAATTGGGGGCCGGGAATCAATGCCGCAGTTGAGGGAATTGCTCGGCTGCGTAAGGCAGGTAACGATTTCTTCAACTGGCTAGATGAGAAGAGCGGAACCAAGAGCGCCCCTACGCGAGCCAAGGGTCTTAGTGACGCCGAGTTAGCGAAGAAACTTGCGGACCCGGAGTTTCGCGACAGCATCCCGTTGCAGCAAGAGGCCGCACGACGCAAGGCTCAAGGTGGAGGGTCAACATCAGCGATTGCTCGCGCACAGGCGGAGCGCGTCGCGAAGGCTACCGGCGGGAACGCTGATTTGATTTACGCCCAATGGTCACACGAAACCAACGGATTCACGAATCGCGGGGCTACATCGCTCAATAATTTCGCAGGCGTGAACGTTCCCGGCGGAAAAGGTCAGGATTACCGCAAGTTCAACTCCGCCGATGATTTCGGGAATTACTTCGCGTACCTCATGCGCCCCGGCGGTCGCTATAGTGGACTTGCGGGCGCGCAGACGCCGGAGGCGTACGCTCACGTCCTGAAGTCCGGCGGGTACTACAGCGATACCGAATCAAACTATGCAGGAGGGATGCGGCGCGCCCTTGGGGGCTCTCCCGGCGCGTCCTCTATGGTTGCAGGTGCTCCCGCAGGCGGAGGGGCAGGGCGGGGCAATACAGACGCGAGCGTTACGACTCACATCGATAAGATTGAAGTTCACACTCAGGCGACGGACGCGAAAGGTATCGCGTCGGATATGGGGAACGCGATGGACTTCCTATTTACATCTCAAGCAAATCCGGGGCTCTTCTAAATGGGAACCTATATACCTTTCCCGAATGTCCCCAATTATCCCGGCGTGCCTCAACTCGTGCGCCCGGTACAGGAAACGATTGCAGACAACCCGGTACTCGCGATCGGCATTGGAACCGCTGAGACGTTGCTCGCCTCCGCCATTCAGCAAGCGCCTCAGTGGGGCATCTTCGACACGAACGGCAATCAGGTAGGGCTAAGCATCACCGGCAACGCCAGCACCGCTCAGAGCCTCATAGACACGCTCGCGAGCCAAGTAACCGGCGTCACTACCCCCGTGCTCTCCACGATCGGTCTTGACTACCTGAAAGAGATGGCCGTCAGCGACTACCCGACAGAGTTGGGAGGCTTCGCCAGTTACAACAAAGTTGAGAAGCCCGCAGAGCCCACTCTAACTCTCGCCTTCGCCGGGAGCCTCAGCGATCGTGCGACCTTCCTCAACGCGATCGACGCGGCCTGCAAATCTACGAACACGTACAGCGTTGTGACGCCAGAAGTCGTCTATGCGAATTACACATTTCTGCGTTATCGTCTGTCGCGGCGAGCTAACAAAGGCGTGACCCTGCTCATGGTTGATGTGACCATGCGCGAGGTCCGGCAAGTTTCCGCGACCTATACGACGGCCTCCCCCATCGTGAACCCCGCAAACGCCGGTTCTACGCCTGAAGTAAACAACGGCATGACGCAGCCGACAGCGCCTGACCAATCGACTTTGCTATCGATTACGAACAAGCTCGGCGCGCTGCTAGGGTCTAACTGATGCAGACGATACCCCTTCAGGCCGTCCCCGCTCAGCAGTTGCAGGCCGTACTCGGCGGCCAAAACGTGCAGATATCCGTGTACCTCAAAGGCTCAAACATCTACGTCGATACAAGCTCCAACGGGCTTGACATCTCGACGGCGGTTATTGCGTTGGACGCAGTACCTCTCGTCCCCATCAGCTACACCGGCTTTATAGGGAATCTGTTGTTCACTGATACGCAAGGTACGAGCAACCCAACTTATGACGGCCTAGGGAGCCGCTACCAACTGCTCTATTTGACGGCGGCTGAATATGCTCTCATTAGCTAATAAAAAAGAACTCCGCTTTGTGATTACTCTGCAGACCGGCACTTTCGGGTCTAGCAGCGCGAACACGATCACGCTTGAGGGGTTCCGCGCCGAGGCCATCGTTACCAAAGCGGGCGGGATGATGATGGGCGAGTTGCGCGCGCAAATTTACGGCGTCTCTCAAAGCGATATGAACGCCTGCACTACGCTCCAATGGCAGCCGAAGAGCCTCAATCAGAACACCGTGCAGGTTTACGCGATCGACGGCGCGCAACAGACGTTAGTCTTTCAAGGGAACATCGTCAACGCATGGGGCGTCTACGAGAATATGCCGGACGTGTACTTGATGATTCAAGCTCAGTCCGCTTACTTCAACCAACTGACGCCGGTCGCTCCCACGAGTCTAAAAGGAAGCGTTGATGTCGCTACGCTGATGAGCCAACTCGCGGGCAACATGGGATACACGTTTGAGAACAACGGCGTGAACGTGCAGCTATCGAACCCCTACCTTCCGAACACTGGGTTAGAGCAGGCGAAGGCGCTCGCTCGCGCCGCCGGGGTTGACCTCTACCTTGACGACAACGTACTCGCGATCACTCCGCAAAATCAGCCGCGGAATATGACAACCATCCCTCAGATTTCCGCATCGTCCGGCCTGCGAGGATACCCAACCTTTGACGGCGTGGGCGTCAACTTTGAGATGCTATTCAACCCGGCGGTTCGCTTCGGCGGTAGTATCTCGCTCATCACTTCGGTCAAGGCCATCAGCAACGTGTCGTCTCAGTGGATTGTGACCTCCATCTCCCATACGCTTGAGAGCGAGAAATACAACGGCAAATGGTTTAGCCGAGTGAGGGGGAACCTGAGTGGGCTCGCAATATCAAACTGAGGGTCGCTATGCCATATAAAGACCCTGTAAAGAGGAAGTCCGCCGCGCTTGGATACAGTCGAAAGTATCAACGCAGCCTTACGCCCGAACAGATTGCCCGCGATAGAGAGCAGCAACGCACGCGCAGAAAGTCTAGGTCTAAAGAGCAGCGACGGAACGAGCATTTACGTAAGTACGACCTGACGAGCGAAGAATGGGATATCAAATTTGAAGCACAAGACAAATGCTGCGAGATATGCAAGAGCCCCGAACCTTTCGGGCGATGGTGTACTGACCATGACCATGTGAGCGGAAAAGTGCGCGGCATTCTCTGTAACAAATGCAACGTCATGGTTGGGCAATCAGCAGACCGTCACGCGGTATTGATTGCCGCAGCTTTCTACCTGTTGAGATATCGAGAGGCGCGATGAGTCAGTCAGCAACTAGCACCGGGCAGGTAAAGCCCTCCGATACCTACGGGATGTTCAACAACATCTCTTTCCTCGTCCGTCAGGCGATGGCAAAGATGCAGACGGCAACGCTCGTGCAGATTATGGCCTGCACGAATGACGGCGACCTGTCACCCGTTGGCTTTGTGGACGTGCAGCCGCTCGTCAATCAGATAGACGGCGCGAACCCTCCGAACTCGACGCCTCACGCGACCGTCTACGGGCTCCCATACCTGCGAATGCAGGGAGGCACAAACGCCGTCGTGATGGACCCGCAAGTTGGCGACATCGGCCTCGCCGTATTCGCGAGCCGCGACATCAGCAAAGTAAAGAGCACGAAGGCTCAAGCGAATCCGGGGAGCTATCGCTCGTACGACTTCGCGGACGGGATTTATGTCGGCGGCCTGCTCAACGGAACTCCAGTGCAGTACGTTCTTTTTGCCGACGCAGGTATCACGGTTGTATCTCCGACCGCAATCACACTGCAGGCTCCCACGATCAACATTGAAGGTGATTTGAACGTTACCGAGGGCAACGTTACGATAGCGGGGACGATGGCCGCGACGGGCGACGTTACCGCCGCCGGAATTAGCGTACAGACGCACACGCATACAAGCGAAGCAGTAGGGAGCCCGACGAGTCCGCCGATACCATGAGTAGCCTTTTACTTGATACCGACCAATGGGATTTAGTGCTAGACGCCAACGGCAACATCGCGCTCGCTGACGCCCCCTATGCGCTCGCGCAAGATGTGTCCTGCGCCGTGCGTACTGTCTTGGGTGAGTGTTACTACAACACTTCCATCGGGCTTGATTACTTCGGTCAGGTTTATGGTAAGACCCCGCCCGTCTCTCTCATCATTCAGCTAATCGTTGCTCAGGTGCTTACAGTTCCGGGTGTGATAACAGCGCAGTGCGTCATATCATCATTCAGTGCGCGCAGCGTAAGCGGACAGATTCAATTTACGGATGATACGGGGGAACCTACAGTTGTCAACTTCTAGCGTAGTCCCCGGCGTGCCAAGTACGAGCGTCCCCGCAATCCAGTTCACGCCGCAGGGGATAATTCTTCCGAGCGATAGCGACATTCTCGCAGGCGTGCAGGAAGACATCAATTACGCATTCGGCGGCGGAGTAAACCCCGCGCTCAATACTCCGCAGGGGCAACTCGCCACGAGCAACGCCGCAATCATCTCCGACAAAGACGGACAGATTGCCGAAGTCGTCAATCAGATGGACCCGCGTTATGCTTCGGGCCGATTCCAAGACGCGCTTGCTCAACTCTATTTTCTCGACCGTAAGCCTGCGACCTCAACGGTCGTCTCGTGTGTGCTTACCGGCCTAGTGAATAGCACCATTCCTGCAGCTACTCTCGCTCAAGATACCTCCGGCAATACCTACGCGCTGACCGCCGCCGTCACGATCGGACCCGGCGGGACGGTAATGAGCCAATGGGCGAACATCGCGAGCGGGCCGATTGCTTGCCCCGCAGGTACGCTCATCAAGGTTTATCAGGCAGTTCCCGGTTGGGATACGATCAACAACCCGACTGACGGCGCGATAGGGCAGCTTGTAGAGAGTCAGCAAGAATTTGAGTATCGCCGTCAGCAGTCCGTCGCGTTGAACGGCAACGGGTCAGTACCTTCGATTTACGCGAACGTGTTCAACGTTCCAAACGTACTTGACTGCTACTGCATCGATAACCCTTCCGGCAATATCGAGTCGTCAAATCCGCTCCCCGGCGGAACTCCGAACGCCACAAATTACGCGCTCGCCGCTCATTCGCTTTACGTCGCGGTTGTTGGCGGGAATGCCGCAGCGATCGCGCAGGCAATTTGGAACTTCAAAGACCCCGGCTGCAACTACAACGGCAATACAACCGTGCAGGTTACGGACCCGAGCGGGTACTCGTACCCCGCGCCGACGTACAACGTTCAATTTGAGATTCCCGCGCCGCTCCCCGTGCTGTTCGCCGTGTCGATTGTCAATAGCGCGTCGTTGCCCTCCAATATCGCGACGCTCGTACAAAATGCCATCATCGCCCAATTCAACGGCACCAACGGCGGTCAGCGGGCGCGCATAGGCGCTCTCTTACTCGCGAGTTCATACTTCGGCCCCATCGCAAGTATCGCGAGCGGCCTGCAGCTTCTAGCCTGCACTCTCGGCGTAACAGTGGATGAGTTGGGCGTCTCATATCAGGTCGGCATTGACCAAGCTCCGAGCATCAGCGCCGCCAACATTACGGTGACACTGGTATGACGAATTTCGAAGATACGATTCTCAGTCAGTTCGCGAACAGCGTGACCATCATCAACCTCGTTACGAAAATGAACGAGTGGATTAGGCCCGACGCTGACCTAGATAATTTTTACAACTTTGTGTTCAACGTCACGACTGCGCAGGGGTTCGGGCTTGATATATGGGGGAGCATCGTCGGCGTCAATCGCATTGATTTTCCCGTCAACGGCGCGGAGATGACAGACCCTCAATTCCTAGAGCTTGTGATGCTCAAGGCACTGAGCAACATCTCGCGGACTACCGCCCCGGCGATCAATCAGCTACTCCGTAATTGGATGGCCGGACGAGGAAAGACCTATTGCACGGACCTTGGAAATATGGAGATGGGGTACGTCTTTGAGTTTGAGCTTGAGCCTTTCGAGATAACAATACTTACGCAAAGCAAAATCTTTCTGCGGCCCGCCGGAGTAGGGGGCTTCGGGATGACTACCAATTTTCCCGTGTTCGGATTCAAAGGAATGGGTACGGCTTACGCGGCTCCGTTCGGACAGGCACCGTTTATATCGCAGGGGGCTCTAGTTGCAATTAGCTAATGCACCATCACAAATCGTTGAGCCCTTCGCGGTAAACGGGAGCAAGAACGTTATCCCCGTACCCTCTCAAGTTGCCATTACGCCGGGGGCCGCTTCATATGACGACGGCTTCCCCTTGCTCTGCGATACCCCCGTGAATGAGGGCGGCATTCCTCCGTCTATGCAAGACATGAACGGGATTCTAAATGAGATTAGCGCGGTTTCTCAGTGGACGAACGCGGGAGGCTTGTTCGTTTACAACTCGGCATTCTCAGCGGCCATTGGGGGCTATCCCAACGGAGCGATGCTTCTACAGGCGAGCGGCGCGGGGTACTGGCGTAGCTCCGTCGATAACAACACGTCCGACCCGGATACGGGCGGCGAAGGTTGGGTGTCCTTCGGGAGTGCGACGGGGCTCCCCGTAGCAACTACCTCCAGCGTTTACGCCTCCGCTCAGCAGACGCTCGCCGTTGGAACCTCCAAGGTACTCTTCGATACGGTAGAGTTCGACAGTGGTATATGGAACGCGGCAAACAAACGCTTCGTTGCGCCGTACGCGGGGCTCTATGACATCAGCGGAGCCGTGATGCTCTCGGCTCCCGGCGGTCAACTTCTGGCAACGCAAATCTTCAAAAACGGCGCGCTCGCGAAGCAATGCTTTCAGAGTCCGCAGGTTAGCACCGGCAATCTGTCGCTCCCGTTCGACGCGATCATAAACTGCGGAGTTGGCGATTACATTGAACTTTACGTGAGCGTACCGGAGACGCCGGTTGCGGCGGGGCAAGTTGGAAGCAATCAGGCGTTTGTGTTTGCTCAGGCGTGCTATCTAGGCACATAATTACTCTCAACCATGCCTCGTTATTTTCGGGTTCCCCGCAGAGTGTCAGCCACTAAGCTCCTGTTCTTTGCAGGATGTTTCTACATGATTCTCAGCGGCCATTATCCGCCGCAGACACGCGCTCAAGAGCCTACTATCCCGACGGTCGCGAGTACGGCCTCCGCCGAAGTCTACGGCATGGAAGTAAAGGCCGCCGGGGAGACTGCTCGCGTTGACGCGCTCTCAGTGACAATCGGAAAAATCGAAGGCGTGCAGGAAAAGATGGGCGAAGATATCAGCGACAGTAAGGTTGCGATCGCGCGTATTAGCGGAGAGGAAGCCGCAATAGGCTTGATATTAGGGCTCTTGCAGTTGTGGGGGATGTTCCGCGACGGTCGAAAGGGAAAGGTCACGCAATGATAAGCAAACTTCCGGCTCCGTTTTGGGCTCTAGGGCTCGCGTTCATGGGCTCAACGATTGCTCTCTGCGTTCTGTTCTCTCACCGCGACGTAAACATTTGCCTCGCGGTACTCGCGATCGGTTCCAACCTAGTCAGCGGTGCGCTTGGGGCTTTCGCCGGTCACGCAATGGCGAAGTCTGATGATATGACAGCGAACGGCTCTCAGGATACAAAGTAATAACGAGCCCGTTATTACCCCGGACTGAGAAACAACAGGAGAAATTATCATGGCAAATGAACTCGTTACCTTGTTCGACGATGCGAAGAGTTTTTTCGCAAAGGTCTTCAAGAATGCGCCCTCCGACACGGCGGCTGCACTCTCCGTCATCAACACGATTGCGCCCGAAGCGGAGCTTGTCTTCGCCCTCGTTGACCCGACCCTCGCAGTTGTAGCCAACCCCATCATCACCGAAATTCAGGCTGACCTCGCTACGGTCGCGAATTTGCTCAAGAGCGGCAACACCGTAAGCGTCGGAACGTTCCTGACGGCGATCAAGAGCAATCTCACTGCGCTCCTCACTGCAGGTCACATTACGGACCCGACAAGCGTGACGAAGGTCACGGGAATCGTCTCTGCGGTGGATGTTCTCAGCAATGAGTTCGCACAGCAGGCCGCAGCGTAAGAGGGCCGCAACCATAATCGGGCCGCAACCATCTCTCAACGGTTGCGGCCTTACTTTTCGGAGATAACGTGATGTTCAAATTTCTTCTAGCCTTCGTTCTCTTTCAAGGCTTTTCCTTCGTCCCCGGCGAGTCGATAGCTTACGAGTTCCCAACGCTACCGTCCGGCGAGTACGTCCTGACTATCGTTGACGATGCGAACAGAGAGACGCCAGTACCCGCGAGCCTCAGTCACGGCGATCTTTCTTTTATTTGCCCGTCTCTCCCGCATGGGTTCTACCAGATTGAACAGTTACAGAACGTCAAAACGCACCGGGTTTATTACGTGCATGTTGACGGCTCTCGCGGATTCGACATCCAATGAGCCTGTCATCAGAGATACGGGCATGGGCGCTTGCAGTTGCGGGCGTCCTTTGC